AGTCGGAGTTCCAGGTTCAGGTAAATCTACCTGGGTCAAAGAGCAAGACTGGGCAAAAGATTGTGCTCATATTTCTACAGATCAATACGTAGAAGAATGGGCGGCGTCGGTTGGTAAAACATATTCTGAAGTGTTCGAAGAATATATGCCAATAGCAGTATCAAGAATGGCAGGTGCAGTTAATGATGCTAAAAGTATTGGCAAGGATATAATCTGGGATCAGACCTCTACAACCGTAGCAAGTCGTAAGCGTAAGTTTAATATGCTTCCTAATTATTATGCAATTGCCGTAGTATTTGAAACACCGTCAAGGATTGAACTGAGACGCAGATTAGATAGTCGTCCAGGTAAAGAAATACCCTGGGTTATAATAGAAGGAATGTTGGCAAGTTTTGAGATGCCAACCGAAGAAGAAGGTTTTAAGGAAATTTGGAGAGTTTAAATGCCATCAGTTTTTCTAGTTAGCGATACTCATTTTGGTCATGCAGGCGTGTGCCGATTCATGCGTAATGACGGCGTTACTAAACTTCGTCCATGGGATAATCCAGACGAAATGGATGAGGAAATGGTTCGCCGTTGGAATGAAACTGTTAGACCAAATGACAAAGTCTATCACCTTGGCGATGTGGTCATTAACCGCAAAGCGCTAAAGACATTGTGGCGTTTGAACGGTGATAAAGTTCTAATCAGAGGTAACCACGATATTTTTAGAGACGATGAATACAGGCAGTTCTTCCGAGAGCTTCGTGCATATCATGTAATGGACGGAATGATCCTTAGTCATATTCCTATTCACCCAGAAAGCCTAAGTCGTTTTGGAACAAACATTCATGGACATCTTCATGCCAATCGAGTAATGTCGGAGGTATGGGGTAAATATGAAATTGATAATAGATATCATTGTGTTTGCGTAGAACAAACTGATTTTAGGCCTATTCTTTTTGAGGATGTTATTAAACGAATCAAAGAAGAAGGTGGCACAGTCGGCTTCAAGAATGGAAACGGTACGCAGTGCGCAGACTAGAAAATGAATCGTATGGTTCTTGGGTAGAGCGTGTTCGTTTATTTGAACATGGCCACGCTCTACAACGTATTGCAAATGGTGAAGATATGGAAGTAATCGTTGAAGAAATGAGTGTTCGTATGATGGACAAACTTATGCATCCACTATATAAAGTTATACGAGATACGCCTAAGTCTAGTTTTGACCTTGAAGAATCTAAACGTAATTACTACGAACATTATTTGAAAACAAATAGTGCCAAGTCAGATCATGTTTTGAATGACTAAAGGTTGACAGAACATGATAAAGGTGTTATAATATAGCATATGCCAGGGTGGTGGAATGGTATACACAGCAGACTTAAAATCTGCCGCCCGCAAGGGCTTACGGGTTCGAGTCCCGTCTCTGGTACCAATTTTTTATTAGGAGTAAAGATGAGTATTACAGTAAAAAATCTTGAAAATGCTTTGGCCGGTGAGAGTCAAGCGCATATCAAGTATCGTTATTTCGCAAAGATCGCACGTGCAGAAGGCCATGAGGAAATTGCACAGCATTTTGAACATACAGCAGATCAAGAATTGCTTCATGCCTGGGGTCATTTAGAATTGCTAATCGGCAAGCCTTCAACTAAAGAATGTTTGGAAAAAGCAATCGAAGGTGAGACATATGAATTTACACAAATGTATCCTTCAATGAAAGCAGAAGCTGAGTTGGAAGGCAATCAAGAAGCAATTCGTGAAGCAGTACATCAAATTGCAGAATCACAAACTCATGCTGAAGAATTCCGCGCAGTTCTTGCTAAAGCAGAAAAGCGTTTTGCTGCTTTGACAAAGATTGAAAAACGACACGCAGAAGCTTATCAACAAGTATTGGAGACATTATAATGAGTGAAACATATGTATGCGTAGTTTGTGGTCATGTTCACGATGAAGAATTAGAAGGTACATGGAATGAACTTCCAGAAGATTTTCTTTGCCCCGAATGTGGTTGCGGTAAAGAAGATTACGAAGCAATTTAATTAATACGCGCTTGTAGCTCAGTTGGTTAGAGCAGGGGACTCATAATCCCTTGGTCGCGGGTTCGAGTCCCTCCGAGCGCACCAAATAAGGTATATCATGAAAGATCTAGATCGAGGACGTTACACCTCTGAAGATGCAGTACTAAAAATCGGCAATCGTTATGATTTGGTTTTAGTTGCAACAGCAAGAGCCCGTGAAATCAAACGAGAGAAACATGGCTCAGCTCGTAGCAGCATTTTAACTGCACTTGAAGAAATCGAAGATGGTAAGGTTGGTGTTGAATATCTAAAGCATTATGCCAAAGGATATCGACAAAGCAGACATCACAGAAACGGTTAACTTGACCCTTGACAAGATTGTAATTTTATATTATAATAGTGTTATAGTAATGAAAGATCGCCGTTACTGTAATTTTTCCTTGTTGTGCGATTATATTTTAATGGAGTTATACATGTTGAAAGAACGTGTTTTGAAAGTACTTGAGTCCGGTCGTCAATTTACGCCAGCTCAATTGGCAGGTCTCACAGGTAGTTCGGAGGACAGCATTCGTCCCCGTATCAGCGAACTTCGTTCCGAAGGTTACGCTGTTTATACCAATTCTACAAAGAATGGTAAGACTGCTTATCGTCTAGGCACACCAAGCCGCAAAATGGTAGCCGCTGCATACGCAATGTTGGGCGGAGAAGCATTTAGCCGCGCTTAATGCAATTCACACGAGCACAACCCCACCATTTATCGCAATGATAGAAAAGTGCTTCCGTAAGGCGTAAACGGAATCTTTTATAATTTGACTTTGATACATCATGACCTACAATTTTGAAGACTCAGCTGTTCGTAAGGAAGCCAAGCGTTTGCATTTAATTCGAAGGATTGATGCAAGACCTCTAACTGAAAGTGAAGAGGCAATGGCTACTGCTTTTGGTAAATGGGATTATCAAAATAAAAAGCAGAACCTAACTCCTGCACAAAAAGAAGCAATTCGTAAAAAAGTGCGAGAAGTAGCAAGGGCAAAGAAAGCATTACCTGAAAATTTTGGTAAGCTTGAATATAATGCTCTTAAGAACCGTGTTAAAGCAAAAGCCAAAGACGGTCGAGTAATGGGTTTTAATCTTACCCCAGAATACATTCAAAAGGTATTTGATGAATGCCTCGGTAAATGTAAACTGACAGGTTTAGATTTCAGTATGGAACTTGGTACGAAAAAGAAACGTAATCCGTTTCGTCCCAGCGTAGATCGTATCAGTTCAAGTAAGGGTTATGTCAAAGGCAATATTCAGATTGTCCTGGCGATTGTGAACACCATGAAAATGGATTATACCGATGATATTTTGCATCCGGTAATTAAAGCCTGGGCATCGAAAATTTAATAGTTCTCCTCAGAACTTTTTAGGGCGGCTTCGGTCGCCCTTTTTTTGCCTTAGATTAGCCTAATATCTGTAGGTATAAATATTATATAATTTAAACAGATGGACCAATGACAATGCTATCAAACTTCAGATCATTTCTAATAGAGACGTACATTACTGAAGCAGCTGCTAGTAGCGCTGAAAGTGCGGATGATAAGGGTAAGTTACATGAATTGCTATTAGCAAAGTACTTACACCCAGATAAACAATTACCAGAACACCACAGAGCCGTTTCTGAAATTGAAGGTCACTCTGGAACACCCCAGCAAGTACACGATAAATTGCAAAAGAAAATAACACCTGAAGCATATCAAGAAATAGATAAAGCGGCTCAGGGTACTGCTAAAGAACTTTTATCACATCTGAAAAAAGAAGGACATATACAAAAGGATAAATCCGACATTGGAGATGTTCACTGGACTTCAAATAGAGATACTGCAACATCTAAAGGTGATCACGAAAAAACCACAGGTGTTAAAGATCCGAACTCAAATGCAGATTTGATTCTTACCATGAAAAATAAAAAAGGTGAGACTGTAGGATACCATGGCGTGTCTGCAAAATTTGGAACAAACAAGGAACCTAATTACAGTAATCCAGGCATGGGAAGTTTGGAAAAAATGTCTGGTCTTGAATCAGGAACAATTAGTGGCATTATGGCCAACCATCATAAGGCGATGGAAAATATAGGTTACACTGGTACTGTTGATGACCGTCATGCTAAATATAAAGCAGACACTATGGGCATAGACAAAGTTAAAGGTGAGAAAACTCGCTTTGATACTTTATTAAAGACCGGTAGAAAATTATCTAGAAAAGAAACTTTACTACACGATAATCTTAAAAAATTCTCTGATGCATATGATGGGTCAAAAGACAAAGAAGGCTTCTTGGCTCAAGCTCAACATCGAGCATCATTGGCAGAAGAATCTGGTAGAATTGCCAGAGGGTTAGCTGCAAATAAAGTGGCCGAGAGTATGTCTAAGAAGTCGGATAAAGAATTAAGAGATATTGTAACAAAGCAAATTTCTCCTCCTACAGTTATTCCTCATACTGTTGCTCACAGTCACATGCAAGAAACCGGTTCTTCTGTGCCCATTATACATAATGCAGACGACTTGGCAAAAAATCACCTAGATAATTTTGAAGGCTTGCACGTAATACCTAAGTCTGGTTCTGCGGTCACTATCAAAGGTTATCATAAAGATACTAAGAAGCTAACGAACGTTGCTACATTTGGATTGAAGAGTCAATCAGGTCCGCACAAAAATGTTAACGCAACACTACAATTAAAATAAAATGATTAACTTTTTAAACTACTTAACCGAAGCCGAAGAAAAGAGCAAGGCAATTAAACACCTAACACACTTAGGTGGCGAAGCTCAATTCGTTAGTGCGGATGAAACAAATAAAGATTTAAGACGCTTAGAAGATCTACATAAACATTTAAGCGGTGAAAAATCTGGAGTACATAGTATAGGTGTTAAGGCAGATGGTTCACCTTCATTTGAAATGGGACACGTGAAGAATCCTGCTACAGGTGAAAAAGAATTTGGCGTGGCTTATAAAGGTGCAGCAAAAGGATTTGCATTTACTCCAGAACAAGTAAAAGAGAAATTTGGACACTCTGAAGGTTTGGCATCTAAGATGGGTCAGCTTTTAGACCACGGTAAAAAAGTCATGTCACCTTTACACGGTGTTGTACAGGGTGACTTTATGGGAAGTCAAAAAGATAAGACCATTAAGACTGAAGGCAATAAGATATCGCATAAAGAAAATTTAATTAAATATAGCTATCCTAAAGATTCAGACGAAGGTAAAACTCTAAAAAATTCTAAGATTAGCGTATCATTACATACAAGAATAGATAAAGAGCAACCCGAATATAATATAGACACATCTAAATTTTACCATAGCGATGATGTACACATATTCAATAATAAATTAAAGCAAAGTGGGGCTAATTATTCAGAAGAAGATAAAAACGAATTTAATAAAAATTTCAGCAAAGCAAAAGAACATCTAAGTACAATTACAGATCACAATACTTTAATCAACGGTCACACGGAACACTTACAGACATATATAAACAAAACAGTAAGAGAAGGTAATGGCCCCACTACTTCAGGTTATAAATCTCATTTAAAAACTCGTCTACAAAAAGAAGTAGACAAAGTATCAAGACCAGAAAACAAATTAAGAAAAGCGATTGCTATGAAGAATGCAGTCGACCATGTAGAGAATAATAAAATAGATTTCAATCATTTATTTGCAGCACATAAACATCTCGATAAAGCTAAAAATGTTTTATTGACAACTCTCGAGAACAACGAACACAATCAAGAACATACTATTAACGGCAAAGAAACTAAGCCCGAAGGATTTGTTGTTGGTTATAAAGACGGTTCTGTTTCTAAAGTAGTAAACAGAAGTAAAGAAGGTTTTTCAGGACAGAACTTAAACAAATGAAAACTTACAATCAATTCATTGCCGAAATTAAAAAAGATATAGCAGAAGAATTTTTCGATAAAATTGAAGAAACAATTGAACAAATTGCAAAGAACAATAATATTGACTCTGAACTAATTTGGGAAGATCTTGAATCTATATCAGATGAAGAATTATTAGAAGTCGCAGCTTGGCAACGTAAAGAAGGAAAGAATCCTTCAGGCGGATTAAATGCCAAAGGCGTTGCGTCTTATCGTAGAGAAAACCCTGGTTCTAAATTACAGACTGCAGTAACGACTAAGCCATCTAAATTAAAGCCGGGAAGTAAAGCAGCTAATCGTCGTAAATCTTTTTGTGCTCGTATGGGCGGAATGAAGAAACGATTAACATCTGCTAAGACCGCTAATGATCCTGATTCAAGAATCAATAAAGCTCTGCGTAAGTGGAATTGTTAAGACCTGTATCAACCGGGGTACATAGACAATGATAACATCGAGTCAATAGAAAGTCAATGAAAAATATAAAAGAAAAAGAGCTTTTGATCAACTTTGCCCGTTCTATGGGACAAGAGGTTGATGCCGATTTGATTGAAGAAGTTGAAGTATATAATATAATCAAAAGCGATGTTCATAAATCGATTAAAGAAAATATCTTTAAGGATTTGGCAAAAGCTTTAAAAGACGATAATGCTAAGCCAAAAGTAGAGCCAATACAATATCCACTGCCACCTAGTTTGGATGATCTTTTAACTGTATTAAATGAAGGTATAGAAAAGGAGAATAATAATGAGTTGGTTCAAGAGAAAACCGAGACTGAAAGAGCCTCAGAAAACCCCACCCCATCATTCGAGTCCGACAACAGAAAAATTATTGAAGGAAACGAAACGCCGAGTAATCCCACAAGAGATAGTGGACCACAACCCGGTACACAAACACTCGCAGATCTAGCTGCAAAATTTATTAGCGAAGCCCCTAAAGATAGTTTTCAACAACCCGATCCTTTAATAGTATCTGATAATTTAGATGCTATCAGAGGTAAGCTAAAATTCTTAGAACAATGGGTCAGTAAAATATCCTCAGCCGGTGCAGGCTCAGGTGAAGTAAATTTCAGATGGTTGGATGATGTAGACAGAGCCTCAATAGGAAACACCGAACCTGTTTTAAGATATAATCCAGTATCTAAGAAATTCTTTTTTGGCACTCTTGTAGGTGATCAAGGTCCTATTAGGTCAATGACATATGATACCAGAGGGTATGCAAATATAACACCGACTGCTGGTACTACATCATGGAATTCTGAAAAAGATTGTTTAGATATCTATCAAGCAGATGGTTCAATTCTACAAACAGGCTTAGAAAATTACTTATTAGTTTGGAATAATTCTGCCAATACTTTACCAAATGGAACGTTTGTTTCTCTTAATACGATAACTTCTACATACAATGAAATTCCTGCATGTCAGCCATATCTAGCAAATGCAGGATCATTTCCATATTTTACATTAGGATTATTGACAAATGATGTTGCATCAAATACTGTAGGAAGAGCTACATTATTAGGAGAAGTACATAACTTAAATACGACAGGCAATCTATATGGAGAAACTTGGACATTGGGTGATGTCTTATGGGCAAATCCTGCAATTGCTGGCGGTTTAACAAATGTAAGACCCACCGCCCCCAATGTTGCTGTTACCGTAGGTAAAGTTGTTACACGAGATGCAACCGATGGTCTGATATTAGTTAGACCAATTGTTTTACCCCATTTTTATTATGGTACATTTATATCTACTGTTGACCAAAGAGCAGCAAATGTAAATTATCCGCATGCTATACAGTATGATTTTACTGCACCTAGCGGACCTGTTGAGGGACAAAGCGGATTTCATCTTGCAAGTAATAGTCGAATAGTATCAGAGGTTACAGGATTATTTAATTACCAATTCTCTGTGCAGTTATCTTCAGGAAACGCTAATGCAAAGAATATTTGGATTTGGCCAAGAATAAATGGTGTAGATGTGACAAATTCGGCAACCAGATTAACGGTAACGGGTAACGG